CAAGAATGTTAAAAATTTACAATAAATTTTTATATGTTTATATTAAAAGATAAATGATTTATAGTGATAATATTATTGATGCTAAAAATATTGAAAAAAATGAAATGAAAAACCATTTAAATTCCCAGAATACTATCATGTCTCCTATGATGCCTAATTTTGGAACGTCGATCAACGCATCGTTTAACGACAACAATAATGATTTTATCACTTCGATGTCCGGGGAAAGAATCACGAAAGAAGATTTTACACATGGTAATATGACTCCCTTTTTCGGTTCGAAAATTATGCAGAACGTTGATGTATATCGAACTGAATCAATATTAGATCGCCACACAGGTGTTTCTAAATTAGATAAACCTAAATCCGAAGTGCTTGAAAAGATGAATACACGAAAAGATTCTGTATTTAGAAAAAGATTCGATTATGAAAATAGAGCTCGATATGCCCCAAGTATGTATAAACAGGGTGTCCCCCTCCAAGAGCCTCTAAATGTTGGACCCGGCTTGAATGCAGGATTCACAACTGCACCTTCCGGAGGTTTTACACAACCTGACGCTCGTGATTATGCAATGAAAAGAGGCGTTGACCAGCTTAGAGTCAAGACAAACCCCAAAATTACGTATGAAGCTCGTCATGTTGATGGGTTTAAAGGTTCTAGAAGAGGATTACAGGCAGCTGTTGATCAGAATTGCGTTGTGAGAGTGCATGATTGGGGCGACATTCGCTTGAATCCCAAAGCAGACAACAATAAGGCAAAAGTTCGGGTTCAGCATGTTTCGGTAGTGAAAAAGTATGGACCAAAAGAGATCACCCTTTTTGGAGGTTTAACAAAAAGCGTTAAGGGTTTAACACAGAGCCTTGTTGATAAGGTTAGAGAGACTATAAAACATGAGACTATTTATGAATCAATAGGATATGTAGCCGACAAGAACAAGTCAATTGCCTATTACGATCCTAATGATACCACCCGTGTAACTAAAAGGGAGACAACCGAACAGAACGATACAGAGGGTATGATTGGGAATACAGCACACAACACGGGTTACAAAAAAACAGAAGATGAAATGAAAACGACCCGACTTGAAACAACTCTTAAAGATTCTGATGGTTCAGATGGTAATTTGCAGGGTAATACTAAGGTATATGCGACACAAGACGATAATGCAAAAATCACAAAATCTGAAATTAGTATGTCTGAATATACCGGGGGTGCTTTATCTGTTTCTAACAAACAATCCACCCGTTATGAAGACGTATACAACGCGTCCCTTAATGAACTAAAAGAAGGGATATCAATCGGGAGAGAACCCACAAAGACCTCTATAAAGGTTGCTGGCGATAGCCAGCACTTAGGTATCATGGAATTATCGAATGAACAAAAAAACTATTACCTACCTCCTGCTTCTGACTCTAAATCCAATTTAGATTCAAGCAACTTCCCTATTGACGATAACAAGAAAGATGTATTATCAGACGATCGCCTTGATATATCTATATTAGAGCAACTCAGAGAGAACGAATATGAGATCATTGTAAATGATATCGCAAATAACATTGACAATAAAGACAAAAAAGTCACTTTTGATGTAGTTGAAGATACTTCGTGTTAATTTTACAAATTTTCAACATCATCCATTGAGTGAATGTGTGTAAAAGGTAAATTTTGTGATATATTATCATTATTCTCTGAATAGAATAAGTAATAAATATGAATTGTATCCAAATGTTGCAATAACCGCAATTTCTTTACAAGAGCAACATAAATTTCAAAACGTTCCTTTTGTTTCTTTTTAATAGTGTCTTTTGAAACATATGCGTCTGGATTCCAACGAATTACATACATAAATTTACCAACAATTCCATCTTCTTCATAAATCTCTGATAAACGTCTTTCATCACATGAATAACTACTTCCAGTGTGCTGATTTTCATCGCATTCGGCCAACTCAACTGTATCTTGGAATAGATACAACTTATCAGGTCTATATAAAGAACATCCCCCAATAGATTTTAAAGATTTGTCGCTTGAGACTAAACCAACTGTACCCAAATTCTCATCTAAATAATCGGACCACTTGATTTCAATTCGCGAAGACTTGCCCGTTACCTTTTTGAAACATTCGCGGCAAATTTCGTGAGTTCCACAATGGTCTTTGTATTCGATTTTTGAATTTCTGTTATGAGCACAGAAGTCACATTCGTGATCGCCTATATCATGTGTGAATTGGTTATGTCGTGTTAAAACACCTTTTTGTTTACATTTATAATTACAATGCTCGCATTTGAACCATGACACACCTATATCATGAATATAGGCAAGATGTCGTGTTAAAACACCTTTTTGTTTAAATTGAGAATCACAATGCTCACATCTGTGCCAAACTACACCTATGTCATGTACATCAGCCTTATGTTGTTTCAAATCACCATTCGTTTTACATTTATAATTACATTTTTCACAATGATACCATTGAACACCTATATCATGAATATAGGCAAGATGTTGTTTCAATTCACCATTTGTTTTAAATTGTTTATCACAATGTTCGCAATGAAACCATTGAACACCGATTTCATGTTTGAATGCGAGGTGACTTTTTAATGCATCGTTTGATTTAAATTTAGAATCACAATATTCACATTTAACCAATGACACACCAATATCATGAACTCCCGCTTTATGTCTTTTCAATTTATTTGGAAAATCAAAAGAAGCATCACACTCTTCAATGTCGCATGGACATTTTTTCTTAACAATATCAAGTTTACCTTCAAAAGTAGTTCCTTTTACAAATTGAGCCATAATAATTATATTATATGAAATTTGTATAAAAATTTTCAAAACATTTTTTAAAAATTAATAAGGAAATTTAATGTTGTTTTGAATGTTTTGATTTGTGATGAACACAAGTCCTTACAAAAATTAATAAGGAATTATTCTCAAAATAAAAAACCTTACGGCCTTTTCAAATTTACTCGTGATACCAAGGAGCATTTTCAAGATTGAAATCAATAGCACCTCCAAACATCTTGTCCATTATAGTCACTTTAGAAGTATCCCAGTCTCGAATATCTTGATTGAAACTTTCAGCAAAGTAGAACATACAACTCATATCAGTTACATTTGAAGTATTCCATTTAGAAATATCTTGATTGAAAACATAAGCCTCATCGAACATACTATGCATATAAATAACATTAGAAGTGTCCCATTCCCCAATAGATTGATTGAAATTTTCAGCACCCTCGAACATACCATTCATAGTAGTCACATTTGAAGTATCCCAATTTCCAATTGGTTGATTGAAACTTCTAGCACCCCAAAACATGAAATGCATATTAGTTACACTAGAAGTATCCCATCCTGAAATGTCTTGATTGAAATTTTCAGCACAATCGAACATACCTTGCATATTAGATACTTTAGAAGTATCCCACCCCCCAATAGGTTGATTGAAATTTTTAGCATCATGGAACACAGATTCCATATCAGTAACTTTTGAAACATTCCATTCTCCAATAGGTTGGTCGAAACTTTCAGCACCATCAAACATAGATTCCATATCAATAACTTTGGAAACATTCCATCCTGAAATGTCTTGGTTAAAATATTTGCAATGTTTGAATAGACCCAGCATATTAGTCACATTAGAAGTATCCCATTTCGAAATATCTTCATTAAAATTCATGTAATCATAAAATAGACGTGACATATCAGTAACATTTGATGTATCCCAATCCTCGATTCTACCATACTTTTTGATAATAGCAGCCTTTTTCTTACCACCTTTACGGTAGTATTTGACAGCAATACGAATACTTTCGTTGTCTAATGCCAAGATAATAAAAGGGTTGATCTCGTAAAGTGCCACAAACTCAGGCACATAACTCATTTTCTTCAAGTAAATTTGTTATGAAATAATATACAGTTTCAAGGTCGTTTTTTCATCATTTTTGAATATTTTGATTTGTGATCATCACAATTCCTTATAATAATTTTATCGGTTTTTTCTTAATAGGTCTTTTGATAGGTTTTGTTGTCTTAAAAGGACCGTCCCTTTTACAAATGTGTGCTTTCTTCATTACTCGTCTGCATTTTTTATAATTAGGTTTCCAGATTTTTTTATTTTCATAGGTCTCATATTTTATTATTTTACTGACAACCTTATAAAGAACAAAAACCGCAAAAAGCATGACTGTGGACATTAACATGTATATCATTATATCATCTTGTGGTATAGTTTTAATGCGTTTTAACAAATTCATTGTATAATATATACATATATATATATATATATATTCATCACAATTCCTTACAATTTTTTCATAACGAATTATTATCAAAATAAAAAACCTTACGGTTATTTCTAAATTTACTCTTGATACCAAGGGGCATTTTCAAGATTGAAACTTTCAGCCCAACAAAACATACTTCCCATATTACTTACATTAGAAGTATCCCAGTCTCTAATGGGTTGATTGAAATTTTCAGCACCAAAGAACATACCTTCCATAGTAATCACTTTAGAAACATCCCATCCTGAAATATCTTGATTGAAACTTGCATCACCCAAGAACATATAAACCATTTTAGTCACATTAGAAGTATCCCAGTATCCAATAGGTTGATTGAAATTTCCAGCCCTTTCAAACATACTAGTCATATTAGTCACCTTAGAAACATCCCATTCTCCAATAGGTTGATTGAAACTTGCAGCATGCATGAACATACATTTCATATCAGTCACTTTAGAAGTATTCCATTTTGAAATATTTTCATTGAAATTTTTAGCAAAGTAGAACAGCTTGGTCATATCAGTAACTTCTGAAGTGTTCCAATCTCCGATTTTACCATATTTTTTGATAATAGCATCCTTTTTCTTACCACCTTCAATGTAGTCTTTGACAGCAACACGAATTGTATCGTTGTCTAACGCCAAGTATTCAATATAAGGAAAGATCTCGTAAAGTGCCACGAACTCGGGCACATAACTCATTTTTCTTCAAGTAAATTTGTTGTGAAATCATATAGAGCTTCAAGGTCGTTTTTTTTTACATTTTTGTAAAAAAAACCTTACGGTTATTTCTAAATTTACTCTTGATACCAAGGAGCATTTTCACGATTGAAACTTTTAGCACCGTTAAACATGCCTTCCATA